AGGCGACGGATTTCGTTGCTGGTCAGCGGGATCAGCCTGCCGTCGTCTGTGTCGGGACCCCCTTTGCGGCCTCGCTGGCGCGGGTCACGACCAGGAACGCGGCAGCAGCTATGGCCAAGGTGATGTGGGCGTACCAGGCGTCGTAACGGCGGACCTGGTATTGGTCCAGGCCGACCTCGTTCTTCGCGGTCTGGAACGACTCCTCGATCGCCCACCGGGAACCCGCCACCCGGACCAGTTCCCGCAGCCGGGTCCCACGAGTGCCGAAGCACCGGTAGTAGGCGATCTCGCCGCCGAGCCCGAAGCGCCGAACGAGCCGCCCGCACCGTCGGCGGTCAAGGCCGAATGGGTCGGCTACGCGGTCAGGATGCACGACGCCGACCCGGATGAGGCCGAGGCGATGACCAAACCCGACCTGATCGAGAAGTACGGGCCGCAGTCCGAGTAAGACCGGGGCCTGGCCGAGGCATAGCGGCCGGGCCCCACCATTCCCGAGGGAGGCATGCCATGGCAGCTGAGGGCACCGTCCCCGGCGGGGACCCCGACAAGATCGACAAGGTGAACAATCCCGTCGGGGTGCTCGCCGCCGCGCTGCTCCGGCTGATCCTTGATCACGACCCCGCCAGCGGCGAGCCCGACCTCCTCCAGTTCGGCCGCAACCTGACCGGCAACCCCGAAGACGAAGAGCTGTCCTGCTGGCTCAACGAACTGGCGTACGGCCGCTGGGAGCACCTGCCCGGCCGGCTGTGGGAACACCTCCAGGTACTCATCACCCGCGCCAGCGCCACCGGCCTCATGCTGCGCCTGGAGCGCCGCGAACCCAACGGCACCCGCACGCACATCGGCGGGATCGACGCCCTCGCGCGCTGGATCACCTCGCTCCAGCCCTGGACCGACATCACCGCCATCGACCCGGGCGCGACCGGCCGCTACAGCGAGAGCGTGGCCGCCGGAGTGGCGCCCTTGCAGGTGTGCTGGGACGCCGACGCGACGGTACGGATGCAGGGCCGGATCTACGTGCCAGCCGGGTCGGTGGCCGGCGACACACTGTTCAACCTGCCAGCCGGGTTCGCACCGGTCACACACGGCCGGCTGTTGCCGATCCCCACCAACACTGGCGTCGCCGCCCCGTGCGAAGTCATCGCCTCCACCGGCGCGGTGATCATCCGCCGCACACAGTCAGGCGAGTTCCACCTGTCGTTCGACGACCAGACCTTCCGGCGGGTGACAACGTGACCGAGATAGTGCAGGGCCGCACCATCACCCTCACCGCGACCTTCGAACGCGGCGACGGCACCCGCGTCGACGTGGACGCGCTCACCATCACGATCCTGCCCGTAGCCGGCGGCGCCGCCGTGGTCGGCCCCACCTCGACCGGGATCACCAACCCGGCGACCGGCGTGTACGGCTACAGCTGGGCCACGGCCGCGGACCTCACCGCCGCCGACTACCTGGCGTTGTGGGAGGGCACCTACGACGGCGACGACACCACCGCCAGCGAGGTGGTCACCGTGCTGGCCGCCCCGGTCGCGGGCGCGTACGCCAGCGTCGACGACCTCACCGAGCATCTGACCGCAGCCGGACTTGACGTCCCAGCTAACGCGGCGCTGCTGCTCGTGCGCGCGTCCCGGGACGTCGACCGGGCGCTGCTGTGCGCGGTGTACGACGACGAGGACCAGGACGTGATCGCCGCGTTGAACCTGGCCACGCTCGAGCAGGTCGCGTCTGGTCTGACGCAAGGGGACACGAGCGGTAGCGGCTCCCGGGAGGCCGGTGCCTTCACCATCGGCCGGATCAACGTGCAGCGGTGGCAGGGATCCCAGACCGGCGCCGCCACGAAGGTCGGGCCGCTGTGGTCGCAGGCGTGGCAGGTACTCCAGGCCGCCGGACTGACCGGCCAGAGCCCGCAGACGTGGTGACGGCATGAACTGGGCCGCTTTCGTCGCCGTTCACATCCCCACCCCGGAGACGGTCAGCGTGCAGGCGTACGAGGGATCCGGCGCCTACGGCGACGTGCTCGCCGCCCCGGCCGATGTCACGCCGTGCGTGGTGGAGCAGACCCGCCGCCTGGTGCGGGTACAAACCCAGGACGCCACCGGCACCGAACAGGTGTCGTCCACCACCGTCTACTGCCCACCGGGCACGACCTGCCCACCCGGTTCCCGGCTCACCTGGGCCGGCCGTACCTCACGGGTCCTGGCCCGCTCCGACATCTCCGCGCACGGCCTGGACTTGCCGGAGCACGTCGAACTGTCCCTGGAGTAACCGATGGCCGATGACGGGTTCGTACTGGAGTGGGACGGCGACGAGGTGCTCGCCGCGCTCGCCAGCGCGAGCATGGACGGGCTGCAAGTGGCCGGCGAACACCTGCTCCAGGTGTCGTCGTCGCTGGCGCCGCACGAAGAGGGCGACCTGGAACGCTCCGGCGAGGTATCCAGCGACCCCGGCTCCGGCACCGTCGCTGTGTCCTACGACAGGCCATACGCCGTCAAGCAGCACGAAGACCTCACCCTGCGGCACGACGACGGCCGGCAAGCCAAGTACCTGGAGCAGCCGATGACAACGACAACGGAGCGGGACGTGATGCTCGCCCTCATCGCCCACGCAACGCACAAGCCCCTGAAGGGATGACATGGCACTCGGTGACGGCTGGACCTCCCGACTCCTGACCGGCATCGCCCACCTGCTCCACACTGCTGGCGCCGGAACCTGGCGCACATCCGGCGCCTACCAGGACGGCGAGACAGCCATCGTCATCCGCGCCATCCCGCAGCACCCAGACCGGCTGATCACCCTCGCCGCCTACCCACTCGGCGACGACCTGCCCGGCATGGCCGACCACACAGTGGGCGTGCAGGTGCGCTGCCGAGGCCTACCCGATGACCCGCGCAGCGTCGAGGACATCGCCGACGCCGTGTACGAGCTGCTTGACAGCCTCGGCCGGGCTGCCCTCGGCGCGGTGCAGATCGTGGACGTGACCCGCCGCAACCACACCTCCCTCGGCCAGGACACCAACCGCCGGTGGGAGTCGTCCAGCAACTACTACGTCGAGGCGATGCGCCCGACGCTCAATCGCACCGACTGACGAAAGGCAGGGCCATCCCATGGCGACCACCCCGACCACCCGGGTCACCGAGCTGGCCCGCACCCACCGACTCGACATCGACACCGCCACCTACCCGACCGTCGCGTACCAGCAGCTCATGGGCATCGAGGAGGCCAAGCTCCTGGAAGAGCTGCGCACCGAGGACGACGAGGTCTACGACGACACCGGCGCAATGCGGGAAGAGGTCACCGGCTACAACTGGCGGATCGAGGCCAAGATCGCCTGGTCGACCAACTTGCAGGGCAGCGCCATCGACGCCGTGCAGGCTTTTCTCCGCACCCAGTTCAAAGCTCTCCGGACGTCCAGCGCCGGCAACGCCGAGTTCGGGATCCGCTGGTACAGCAGGATGGGCCTCGACGACGGCGAAAGTCACGAGGGCCGCTGCTACGTCAAATCTTGGTCACCCTCGGGCGGTAAGGGCCGCAAGACCATCGACATCGTGCTCCAGGGGCAGGGCCAGATCACCGACATCACCAACCCCGCCGGCAGCCTAACGCCGACCGTCACCAGCATTGCCCCGACAACGGGATCAACCGCGGGCGACGACCAGGTGGTCAACATCTACGGGCAGCACTTCAAGCCCAACGGCACGGCCTCCGTGACCGCGGTCGGCTTCGGGGCGAATCCCGCCACCGACTACACGGTCGTCTCGGACAGCCACATCGTGGCGATCCCGCCCGCCGGCCTCGCCGGCACCGTCCAGGTCCAGGTCACCACCACCGCCGGGGCCAGCACGGACACCGCCGCCGACGACTACACCTACGCCTGATGGGTGCGCGTCTCGACGACCTCGACGCCTACTGGTCGCCAGGGCTCACGCTGACGGTCAAGGGCCGCGAGTACACCCTGCCGCTGCCCTCAGCCGAGCTGGGCCTGTGGTGCCGCCGCCTCGCCGAGGTCACCGGAGAGGTCCACAACGCCAGCAGCGACCAGGAGATACAGACCGCCGTCGCCCGGATCGAGGCCCTACCGCAGCTGCCGGATGACCTCAGCCTGCCGGAACGGGTCCTCGGCGACGTCTACCAGCAGATGGCTGCCGACGGCGTCGAGGACCCCTACCTCCAGTTTGCCGGGCAGACCGGCTACATCTGGATCATCGGCGGCGAGGACGCCGCCGAACGGTACTGGACCTCCGGGGGCCGCCCGGAAGCCCAGCGCCCGACGAACCGGCAGGAACGTCGGGCGCAGACTGGCGGGAACCGTACGGCCGGGGACGGAAAGACCCCACCACCGGCCTCTACGAGTGGTACGACATCCCCGCCGACACCCGGGCGCAGGAACAGGGGACGCCGGAAGGCACGGTGAGCTGGAGCGCCCTACTCGCACAGTGGGCACTCATCGAGGCCGACCTACACGACGTGTACGGCATCGACGTCGAAGACCGGACCCTGATGCGGACCCGGTCCTGGCGATGGCTCCAGACACGCATCCTCGGCCTACTCGCCGCGGATACCCGCACCTACCGGGCCTTCGCGCCTGAACCCGAGCTCCCCGAGGTACCTGGTCAGTAAGTCGGGCAGATGTGCGTACGCACTGCCGCAAGGATCTTCGTGGCCTTCACCTCGCCGAACCCCTCAGGATGATCAGGCGAGGTGAACCGCAGGTTCGTCAACTCGACAAGCTTAGATTGATCGTCCGGCGACTGCTTTACGCTGCTGCACTGGTTGCGACCTCGGTCAATCAGAGTCTTCTCGTCCTTGTCTCCGACGATCGCAGGGTCGATCTTCTTCAACTCGGCGATGTACGCATCCCAGCTTCCTTTGTCGGGCTCAGGGGGGATGCCGGAGTCGTGTGCGGGCTCGGTAGTGGCATCGGCTGCGGGTGAAGCCGATACCGGCTCGGGCGCCTCTTCGGCGCTGCCGCAGCCAGCTAACGCGGCGACCAATACGGCTGCGGCCAGCAGGTGACGTGCCCTCATAGCTGTCCTCTCCAAATCACAGGATGTGACCTCGCGCACCTTATCGACCGATGTCCAGTCAGGAGGTGACGAACATGGCACTAAAGCTCGGTGAGTTGGTTGCCTACCTCAAGATCGACGACAGGCGGCTTGAACAGGGCATTAAGGGTGCCGAGCGCAAGCTACGGCAGATGGGCCACAGTGCCCGCCAGATCGGCCCGGCGGTCGGCGCCGCGCTCGCCGCAGGAATTGGCGCCGGACTGCTCGGTGGCCTGCAACTTGACGCCGCCCGCGCGAAGCTCGCCGCCCGGGTGGGCGATCCGGCGCTGGCACAGTCAATCGGCGAGGCCGCCGGACGGGTGTACGCCCGCGGTTTCGGTAACTCAGCAGGGGAAGCGATGGAGGCCGCGCAGGCGGTTGTCTCCTCGCACCTAGCGGCGGTAGACGACGCCGGTGCGATCGAACGGATGACCGTCAAGGTGCAGGCGTACGCGTCCGCGTGGGGTACCGATGTCGCCACGGCCGCCCAACACGCGTCCACGCTCATCGGTTCAGGGTTAGCGCAGGACGCCGACCACGCCATGGACCTGATCGCCGCTGCGTCTGCCCGAGTGCCCGCAGCCTTGCGTGAGGACGTACTCGAAGCCGGCACTGAATACAGCCAGTTCTTCCGGACGCTGGGTTTCGACGGGGAGCAAGCATTCGCGCTACTGGCAGCCGCTAGCAAAAAGGGCAGGTTCGGCATCGACAAGACCGGCGACGCGCTGAAGGAACTCACCATCCGGGCCACTGACATGTCGTCCGCCTCGGTGGGTGCATACAAGGCGATCGGGTTGAACGCCGAAGCGATGTCCGATCAGATCCTCGCAGGCGGTGACACCGCACACGCAGCTTTCCAGAAGATCACGGCCGGCCTGTTATCGATCGAAGATCCTACCGAGCAGGCAAACACCGCAATTGCCCTATTCGGCACCCCCTTGGAGGATCTCAACGTCGCAGATATCCCTGATTTCCTTCGCAACCTGGCGGCGGTAGGTGATGGCCTCGATGGTGTGGCAGGGGCCAGCGATAAGGCCGGCGCCGCGCTCGAGGACGACATCAGTCAGCGGCTCCTGTCGTTCAAGCGGCAGGCCCAGTTCGCGCTGGTTGAAACGCTCGAACGAGCCGTGCCGTTCATTGAGGCTACATTCGGTTGGCTGTCTCGAAACAGTGATTGGGTGGTGCCGCTGGCGACTGGGCTGGGAATCCTCGCCGGGGTGATCGGCACGATCATCGTGGTCACCAAAGTGTGGGTGGCGGTACAGACGGCCCTCAACGTGGTGATGGCCCTCAGTCCTATCACGTGGGTCGTGCTTGGCATTATCGCCCTTGTTGCTGTGATCGTGTGGATTGCGACACAAACGACGTGGTTCCAGGATCTGTGGCAAATCGCGTGGGGTGGCATCAAGACGGCAGTCGAATGGGTGCTGAATTGGATCGTTGGCGGTTGGGAATGGGCGATAGGGATGCTCGTTGCGGGGGCGCTGACGTGGTGGTCGTTGTTTTCGGGGACCTGGCGCAAGGTCGGTGACCTGGGCCGCGCCGTCTTCGACTGGATCGTCGATAAGGGCTCGGCGTGGCTTCGCTGGGTGACCGGGCTGCCCGCCCGGGTTGGACGGGCGACGCGGGGCCTGTTCGACGGGCTCAAGGCCAGCTTCAAGAGCGCATTGAACTGGATCATCGGCCGGTGGAATCGGCTCAGTTTCCGTATTCCGGGGGTTAGCGTGCCCGGCCTGGGCCAGGTGTGGGGTGGCGCCACCCTGTCCACCCCGAACATCCCGTACCTGGCGAAGGGCGGTACTGCTCTCGCGCCGGGTCTCGCCGTGGTGGGTGAGCGTGGCCCCGAGCTGGCGTACCTCAACCGCGGGGCCACGATCCAACCCCTCACGTCGGGGTCGGCCGTGGCCGGGTTGACGCGGCTGCTGCTCACCGGAGAGCTGCGCGTGCGCGGCTCGGACCTGGTGCTCGTGCTGCGGGAGCAGGTAGCCCTACGTGGCGGCGGCGTGCAGGAGGTCATCGGCAGTGACCAGTAGGAGACGGTATGGGCTGGGCTGACGGTGACCCGCTCGGCGTGCGGATCCGAGCCGCGTTCGGCGCTGACCTGACCGCCGACCCCGCCACCTGGTCATGGACGGACCTGACCGCCTACTGGCGGCCGTCGGATCCGATCGAGCTGGAATGGGGGCGCCAGTCCAGCGCTACCCGGCCCGAGTCGTCGACGTGCGCGCTGACGCTCCGCAACAGTGACGGCCGGTTCAGCGTCGAAAATGCGGCGTCTCCGTACTGGCCGCATGTGCGTACCTGGACACCGGTCAGTGTGGACGTGGACCTGGGTGACGGGGCCGGATGGCGTAACCGTCACTCCGGCCATGTGCGGTCCTGGTCGGTGACCTGGCCGGGCCGCTCCGGCAAACTCGCCGTGGCACGCATCGAGTCGGTGGGCGTCCTCGGACGGCTGGGACGCGGATCCCCGCCGAACAGGTCACCGATGAACCGGTCAATCCTCGCCGCTGCCGGTGACGGGCTGCTGGCCTACTGGCCGTGTGAGGACGAGGCCGACGCGACGCAGGCGGCATCCGGCATACGCGGCGCTACGCCGATGCGAGCAGACGGGGCCGTGGAATTCGCCGCCGGGGACGTGAACGTCACCGTCGCCGGCACCCGACGGTACGGCACCAAACGCCTGCCGCTGCTGACCAACGGCGGCTCCCTGACCGGTCGGGTGCCGGCCGGGACCAGCAGCCCTGTCGCCTGGTCGGTGCAAACATTCTGGCACGCGGGCAATAGCTTGGACCTCGACGTCGTCATGCTGAGATGGACCACCCCCGCCGCTGGGGCGACGTTCACGCGCTGGGATTGGGTCGATAGCTACAACGACGTCTTTGGTACCTATCTGGTGGCCTACACCGCGGCCAAGGCGCCGACAGTCGTATGGAGTGCGCCGACGAGCTACGTTGGACCCGCCGATCTCGTCATTTCCGCCGTCCAGAGCGGCGGGAACATCGATGTGACAATCCGGTTCAACGTGTCGATCATCGGCACGGCAACCGTCACCGGCACCTTGGCCCGGATCGACACGGTCGCACTCAACCCCGACCGATTCGTGTTCTCGCCTGGCGGGTTCCGGTTCGGCGCGGGGCATCTGCGGGTGTGGGACGGCCATCTCGCGGTGCCGTTAGATACCAGCCTCGTGGATGCGAGCCCCGGCGAGGCGGCGCACCTGCGGCTGGCCCGACTGTGCGCCGAGGACGGCGTCGCCCTGTCCACGCCGACGGTCCCCGCCGACGGCGCGACCGCGATGGGCGTGCAGCCAGACGGCACCCCACTCGACCTGTACCAGCAGTGCGAGCAGGTCGACCTCGGCATCATCTACGAGTCCGGACACGGGCTGGCATACCTGCCTCGCTGGTCCCGATACAACGCCGAGGTCGCTCTGACCATCGATGCCGCCGACCGGCAGCTCGGCGGGCGTCTGAGGCCAGCCTCCGACGATCAGCGGCTGCGTAATCACTGGACGGTCACGCGCATCGGTGGTTCCAGCGCGGTCGCCGACGATGAGGACTCGATTGCCCAGCGGGGGCAGATTCCGTCGAGCCCTCGCCTCCACCTGGACTCGGACAACCAGCTGCAGCATCACGCCACCTGGCGGCTATGGATGTACGGGCAGGCGGGCACCCGGTATCGCCTCACCGTGCCGCTGCACACCCGCGCCGGGCGCGGGCTGACCGCGGACTGGGTGGCCTGCCAGCCCGGGTCACGGGTGCAGGTGGTCAACGCCCCCGACGCGGCGACAACCGACACGATCGACCAGACCCTCGTGCACGCACGCGAGACGATCATCGGCCGACGCAAGTGGACCGTCGAGTTAGCGACCGAGCCGGCAGGTCGATGGGACGTCGCCGTTGCTGACGGCCCGCAGCGGGTCGGCGCGGACGGTTCCACCATCGCGGCCGTATCCGAGTCAGCGATGACGATGACGATGACCTCGACCGCCGCGAATCGCCCATGGACGACGGACCCCACCGACTTTCCGATGGACCTACGCATCGGCGGGGAACGCGTGACCGCCACCGGGATCACCGGCACCGGACTCACCCAGACCGTGACTCTGTCGGCGCGGTCGGTCAACGGCGTCTCGCGGGCGTGGCCGGACGGCACCGAGGTGCAGGTCTGGGCGCCGGCCGTGGTGCCCCTATGAGGAGGAGGACGCCGTGACGCACTGGCAATCCGGGATGTACCTCACCCCCGCGCGCCTGGGTGAGCGCGAGAGCGACGAGGTGGCCGTGTCCTTCGTGGATTTGACTTCCTACACGCAGGCCGTCACATTCGCGGCACCATTCGCCGCGCCACCGCACGTGTCCACGCAGATCGTCTCCGGATCCGGGGCGGCGGCCCGCTGGGAGTCCAGGCCGATCAGCATCACCGCCAGCGGGTTCACGTTGTTCTTGTACCGCGGGGACGGCAGCGCCTCGCCCAGTACCTGGAGTGACGTGCCCGTGCAGTGGATCGCCGTTTTGTAACCAACCCCGACACCAGGGAGACACCTATGCCCACCAATCCGCATCCGGTCCCGGACGAGAGCCCGGAGCAGCACATCGGGGCGCAGATCCCCGACCCGTGGGACGACCCCGCCCAGACCGACTGGCCAACAACGGAGGTGAACATCGATGACGTGGACGGTAGTACCGAACCTGGATGAGGCCCGCGATCAGCTCAACCAGCGGTTCCCGGGGCGCGACACGAGGTCGGACGGGTCGATCGGCGACACCGCCCACCAGGGCTACCCGTCGTCGCACAACCCGGACCGAACCGGCCGGCCCGAGCACCGCGACGGCGACCAGGACGACGAGGTGCGCGCCCGGGACTTCGACGCCGACCTGCGCGACCCGGGCGGGGTCACGATGGAGCAGGTCGTGCAGCTGTGGGTGACGCTGGCTCGCGCCGGCGTGCTGTGGTGGGTGCGGTACATCATCTTCAACGGCCGCATCTGGCACCGCCGGTACGACTTCACCACTCGCACCTACACCGGCTCGAACCGGCACACGACCCACTGCCACGTGAATTCTGACTTCACCCAGGCCGCCGACACGGTGCGGGGTACGGACTGGCGACTCGAGCAGCTCGGCACGCCGGCACCGGTGCCGCCACGGCCGGCGCCCGGGCCCGCGGTGGCGTTCCCGCTCCCGACCGGGCACTACTTCGGCCCACGCCAGGACGGAGACAGGTCGGTGTCGGGCTACTACCGCCGCCGGTTCCGGGGCAAGGCCGACCGGCAGTGGCTGGCCGCCTGGACCACGCAGTTGGTCCGCCGAGGCTGGCCGGCGGGCGAGGGCCGCCGGTACCTGCGCAAGGCCGGCGCCGATGGCCTGTACGGGCCGGAGTACCGGGAGCTGATCAAGGCATTCCAGGCCGACCAGGGCCTCACCCGGGATGGGCTGCTGGGCCGCAAAACGTGGGACGCCGCATACCACAACCCAATCCGATAACCCTGGGAGATCCACGGTGGAGACGCTGCTCTATGGGGCGGCGGCGATCGTCGCCATCGGCGCCGCCGCCCGAGTGCTGCACAAGGTCGTCCTAGGTGCGCGCCGGATGTCCCGGCTCGTTGACGACATGCTCGGCGAACCACCGCGCCCCGGTCTACTCGACGGCCGCCCGGGACTCATGGCCCGGGTGGGCCGCATCGAGGAACGCCTGGACGCCCTCGAGGAGTTGCGTCCCAACGGCGGCAGCTCGATCAAGGACCAGGTGGACCGGATCGCCCAGGCCACCGGTGCCGACCAGGCCGGGCGCTGACTCCGTGCTACAGCACGCGGCTGAGCCGCTCGCGCACCTCGGATGCGTGCTCCCGCGCGACGGTCATGTCCGCACCAGCCGCCTCGAGCAGCGCCACCGTCGGCCCGTGGATGCCGTGCGGGTCCACCAGCGCTACCCCGGCCTGCACACCCAGCAGCACGGGATCGTCGGTGACCGCCCGCACCGCGGCAACCGCCACCTCGCGGGGAGCGTCCCGCATGCCGTCGGTGCCGTACCGCCTGGCGGTACCGGACAGCTCGGCCAGGAGCAGCCGCTGTCGCTGCGGCAGTGACGGCACATCCACCATCCCCCGACCGTACCCAGGAGGCACCCTGATGACGCACGACTACCTGATCAGCCTGATCCGCACCGCTGTCCCCGCCGCCGTCGGCGCCCTGCTCGCCTGGCTGGCCTCGACGGCGGGCATCGTCATCGACGGCGACTCGTCCACCGCGCTGACCGTGGGCGTGGTGGCGGTGGCGATGGCCGGCTACTACGCCGCCGTCCGGGTGGCCGAGGCCCGCTGGCCGTGGCTGGGTGTCCTCCTCGGTACGCCGGCCGCGCCCCGGTACAAGGCACCCGCCGCCCGGCAGCAGTAGCAGCATCAGTCGGTCGCCGATGCATGCCTCGGCAGAGTCGCGGGGTGAGGAATTTCGATCCCTATTGTGAAGCAAGAGTCGTAACACTTTCTTTAATTATCACTCTAGGTGCATGATCCATTTCCCATTGTCCGAAATGATCGCCCTTTGCAGGTGCTGCAAATTACAGACAGGCGTATCACGAGAACGTCGAATTCGGCACGGACCGCGCGGGGGCAGCTCGCCATGTAAGTTGCCCACGCAGGGACGGCCCACAGGATTGGGCCTGCGGGCCGTCGGACTCTCAATCGCCTGGAGGCAGCATGAGAATCAGGACAAGTCTACTCCAACGACTCGGACGAGCCACTGCGGTCACGCTCATGGTGGGCGCCGGAGTCGCTGCAGTGGGAACACCCGCGTCAGCCTCGGGTGATCCGAGCATGACAGAAATCCGAGGAGCGCTCGAACGAATCTCCAACGGTACGTGGGAAGAGTCCGATATCACTCTCCTCAAAAAAGTGCCCGAGGTGGGCCGCGTTGTACCGGATCCCCGGGATTCAGGCACCCTTACGACGATGCCAGCACAGCCGATCTCATCCGAGGCGAAGCTGAAGGATATGGGTGGCGAATCCGCCGCTGCCGCGCTCGCGACTAGCTGCGCGCAGCAGTGGAGCTACGTAACGCAGAATGACATCTTCGGAGATCGGCTCTACCGTTTCAACACCAAGACCGAATGGTGCTACGACACCTCGACCTACAAGCTGGTGAACGTCGATCAAGCGGTCGGCTATATCAGCCATCAGGCTTGGGGGATCAACCACACCGGCTGGCAGGTCGATAGCCATGGCGTGAGGTCCACCAGGACCAGCGGCTGGCATGACATGAAAGCGAACGTCCAGTACTGCGTTGGAGGGAGTATCGGGTGCTACCATACCTCTTACCCTTACATCTATGTTGAACTAGGGGTCACTGCGGGGTCCTACCCGTGGAGCTGGAAGGTTACGGGAAGCGCTTCGAGCTGACTTTTCAGGACGTCATTAATTTAGCAAGGGGGGGCCGGCACGCAAAAAGCAATCCGCTTCTTATTAACCACCACGTTGCAGATCGCCGCAATAGTTGTCGCTTTCGCTTTTCTTATGACGCTCCTTTTTGCGCCAGGTGAGTGGAGGAAAGCGGATTGGCTGATTGATCTGCTCCCCTTGCTAGCGATGATCCTTATCATTAATCTGCTTGTTCAGATATTCCGTTTAGTGCGGCAGGCGAAGAAGAGATAGCCACGAGCGTGCGCCGCTGCTCGCACGAGCGACGACGCGCACCGCATGGAGTATGACCTGAGGCAAGCAGCCAGTACCCGATGAGATCGTCGATGCGGTGCCGCCGGTGACGTCCCGGCCGGCGCCGACCAGCAAACGCGAGCGCCCCCGCCTGGCCTCACGGCCAGGCGGGGGCATCTCTGCGTGTCCTGGGTCCGTCGCCTCCTCAAAAGGACGGCAACCTCCACCTTTCATTGCAGGAAACGAAAGTTAGGAACGCGAATCGTCCCGGCGCGGATTCCTACTCCCTCGCCAGGACGCTCGTCCTTCACGCGTGTGAAGGGTTACTGTACGTCTTGCACGTCAATGTTTCGCTTATTGGATCACTCACCGACCGACCCATCAGGCAGATGTTAATGTAGGCGGCACCACCAGGAACATCGGCAGGGATATGGGAAACCCCGAACTCGTGGCTTTTTGTGGTACTGTCGTGGTTGCAGAGAGTCCCGAGTCTCGTCGCTGGGGCCATCGGAGCACCATTATTCCTGTACAGTCGAACCTCCACGGATCGACAGTTTCCTGCCGTTACGCGGACCTCGCCCTCCACAGCTAGACTGCGGTTGTACCAAGTGGTAATACCGGTCGTGTAGGAATTGCCGTAGGCGACATGAAATCCCTGCTTGGGATAAGTGGCGGCATGGGCGGGTGCGGCAATAGCACTCGCAGCGACAGCAAAGGCTGCGAACGCCATTGCAAGTAAGGCACGAATTCCTCGCGGCATTGGCGTGGAGTCCTTCCCCTAGGAGCAACGATGAAGGGATGCTACTCAAGATCAATCTTGTTGGCAGTCCCGCGACGCTACCAGACGAGTGATAGTGCGTCTTCATCACGATCCCGGGGGCGCAGCCCAGGCAGCGCAGCGCCGGATCGGTTTCGGGTTTCACGTCGCCTCCCTGATAGCGGGGGTGGCCCGGGGCCAGCGTGCTGCCGGCCCCGGGCCTTGTGGGTCAGAAGGTCTGCCCGCCGCGGATCGATCCTTCGAACGCGTCCCACTCGTCCGCGCTGAAGGCCAGGGCGGGGGCGGTGGGGTTCTTGCTGTCGCGCACGAACCGGCGGCCGGTCGTGTCGGCGGCGACCTCGACGCAGTTCGGCGACGAGTTGTCGCAGCGCATCGGCTTCTTCCAGATCAGCTCACTCATGATCATCCTTACTGTCGCCGGCTGCCTCATGCGGCCGGACATCCGTAGGGGGTGGCGGGGGTGGTTCGAGTAGGTCATGGGCGAGGAGTTCGGCGTAGGCGTCCGCCCACGGCCAGCACCGCATCCGCGTGCCGCACACCGGGCACCACCCGTCGACTTGCCGGTGGTCGGCGAGGGTCGACCACCACCGTTGGACGGTTTCCTCGGCCGGCTTCACTGCCGACCCAGAACGTGCTCGGGTGGCACCCAATTCGCCTGACCCACAGAGCCGAGAAACGCGTAGGCGTAGCCGGTGGGCGTGCACGGCCACCCGGTCCCGCACAACGGGCACCGGTCCACCCGGGGCCAGTGCTCGACGATGATCCTGCGGGCCGACCGGATCATCCGGTTGCGTAGCTGCGCCGGCGACAAGCCAATCGGAGCGGGCCGGGCGTGGGCGGCCATCACCGCTGGCAGGCCCGCTGCCGGGCCAGCCGGGTCATCAACGGCCGGGTATCCAGGATCACCGTCGGCTGGTCCCGCAGCGGCCGGTAGGCGCCGGCCCGCGCCGAATACACCGTGGCGGGACCGGTGGCGTCCAGCCGCGCGGAACGGCGTCGGCGTTGGCGGAACAGCCGGAACATGCGGGAACTCCCTCACCCTCGATGCCCCCAGTCACCCGACGCAACGGGGGGTTGCGCCGGGTGACTGGGACGTCACCTCGAGGATGCGGAGTGGACTAGTGATGCTCCAGGTACGCTTCGTGGCACACGCAGGAATCGATGGTGTAGCTGGTACGCGTTGTACGACTCAGGTCGTGCACCCGACCAGCGAGGCGAGGTCGGCCAGCTCAGCGGACATCGCACGCCGACGGCGCTCCGTGATCGACTGCACGATGTCCCGCGCGTACTGCTGCTGCCTCAGCCAGGCTGGCGCCGCGGTGCGTAGGTCGACGAGGACGTCGGTGGCGTCCGCGTACCGGCCGGTCTGCACATGCGACCAGGCCACATCCAGCCGGTGACGCTGCCGCGATGACGGTGTCACCTGCGGCGAGCGGGTCACTCCCTCCGACAGGTCGAGTGCCCTGTCGGGCTGGCCGGCGATCACCGCGCACTCGACCTGCATCAGCCGCACCGCCTCGGTGGAGAAGTCGTTCCCCGCGACGTCGGCATGCGGGTTGGGCCGGTCACCGAGCCGCTGCGCGCCGGCCGCCGCCAACTCGAGCA